AGCGATCATTGAGATGCCGGATGAACAGGGGTGGCAACTAAAGGCGGGATACTTTGGTTCATATGACACAGATCAAGTGGTGTATCACGCCGCAAGAACAAACTGTTATCGTATGACATTGAGCTACGTATTAGGCCACAACAAGGATTATTGGCAAGATTGTATTGACTACATCACCAATTCGTGATATACTATATGTTTTGCCACCACGAGTTTTTACATGATTAATATTGAAGGTATTTTGAAAGAGTGGGAAGAAGACTCTCACATTCCGATTCACCAGTTAGATGAAACATCAAGGAGAACACCTAACTTACATGCGAAATATCTAGAGTACCTTACCATTAGTAAGTTGTCGTTACAACGCGCTGAAACTTCGCAGAAGACACTGCTCAAAGACAAGCTGGTGGATAATAAGATACGCATTAGGATGAAGGATTACTCTCACTTTATGGTGGAAGCTCATCCTGCACAAGAAAACGAATTGCGAGAATACTTCTCGTTTTTCGTACCTGGCTACAAGTTCATGCCAGCATACAAGTCGCGTCACTGGGACGGTAAGGTCAAACTTTACAACACAGTGACCAAGCAAATGAACGTGGGGTTGTATCAACACCTGCGCCGTTTTTGTGCGGACAGGTTCTATCAGTTAGAGATACTTGAACATGAAACGTATGGAATTCCGTCGTTTAGAGAAGACATCGATCATCCTGCTTTGGTCGAGTTTCTATCTCTTCTTGATGCTCCCTTCAAACCTAGAGATTATCAGTACAAAGCTATTTCACATGGCATTGAGCACCGACGCTGTATTTTGCTTAGTCCTACTGGTAGCGGCAAATCATTTATCATATATAATCTTCTTCGGTACTGTTTTGAGGTCACTGACGAAAAAATTCTAGTGATAGTCCCGACCACTTCACTCGTAGAGCAGATGTACAAAGACTTTGAAGATTACGGATATGATGTAGGTGAGTTCTGTCATCGAATCTACTCAGGCAAAGAAAAGAATACTGACAAACGTATAATTATCTCAACATGGCAGTCCATCTATAAGTTCGGCAAAGATTGGTTCGAACAGTTTGGTACTGTGTTTGGTGATGAGGTGCATTTATTTAAAGCAAAGTCCCTCACTACAATGATGGATAAATGCGTAAACGCCAAATATCGATTTGGACTTACTGGTACCCTTGATGGTACCGAAACAAACAAACTGGTCTTAGAAGGACTGTTTGGTCCAACATTCACTGTTACCCGCACAGTGGAACTGCAAAGGTCAAAAGAACTCGCAGAGTTGGACATCTCTATCTTGTTATTAAGGTACCACAACGATATCTGTAACATGATGAAAGACAAAAATTATCAAGAAGAACTTGATTACATTGTCACATACGAACCACGCAATAAGTTTATCAGCAAAGTTGCGCTGGATCAGACGGGGAATACCCTAGTAATGTTTCAGTTTGTAGAGAAACACGGAAAGGTATTGTATGATATGATCAAAGGTCTTGCATTAGAAGGACGTAAAGTTTTTTACGTATCCGGTGAAGTAGACGCCTCTGATCGAGAACAAATACGAGGGATCGTAGAAAAAGAAAATGACGCTATTATTGTCGCTTCTCTTGGCACTTTCAGCACTGGCATCAACATCCGCAACCTGCATAATATTGTATTTGCGACACCATCCAAATCTCAAGTTAAAGTCCTCCAATCAATTGGTCGTGGCCTTCGTCAGTCTGACGACGGTAGGAGTACTAAGCTTATTGATATCGCTGATGATCTCCATGTCAAATCTCATAAGAATTTTACCTTGAAGCATAGCGCTGAAAGAATCAAGATATATACTAAAGAAGGGTTTAGGTATAAGATCTATCCCATAAATTTAAAACCTACAAGAGTAGAAGATAATGCTGGAGACACCCTCTTCGATTAAACATTTGAAATTGGTAACAGGTGAAGAACTAGTCTGTGAACTTATTGAGGAATCCAAAGAATCTATCATTGTGAGGAACGCATTAAGTCTTATGCCTAAGACGATGAATGACGGAACTAAATATTTCGCATTTAAAACGTTTATGGTATATCAAGACACTCCAATGAATGTGATCATGGTATTCACTAGTAAAGTAATGTCTATTGCGGTACCTGCAGATGAAATGATTACACAATATAAAAACGCACTAAGTGAAATGGCTGCTTACCTTGAAGAAGATGAAGCACAAAGATTAGAAGATGACTTTAAAGATTCATTGTCATTAGATGATTTCTTAGATGAAATGGGTGCGCAAATAAGTGATGACGGTATAGATTCTGATACCTCAGGGATGACGATAAATTAGTATATTATCCTCCCGAGGCGACTGATATATTATATCCTATAAAATGTAATTCGTCAACCCCATTGACTAAACAATTGTATTTTAGTATAATACCTGCTAATTAATTGAGTTGTATATTATGAAACCTAAAGAAAAACCACACTATGTAAGTAATCGAGACTTTTCAAATGCAGTGGTAGAATACTGCACTAACGTTCGCGAAGCAAAGTCGAACGAGTCTCCTGTACCTGTCGTTCCAGATTATATCGCATCTTGCTTTCTTAAGATTGCTGAGGGACTTTCTCACAAGGGAAACTTTGTGCGATATACCTACCGAGAAGAAATGGTTATGGACGCTGTCGAGAATATGTTGAAGGCGATCGAGAACTATAACATTGAGGCGGCCACCCGTAGCGGTAAACCAAATGCATTTGCTTATTTCACTCAGATCTCTTGGTTCGCTTTTCTACGAAGAATAGAAAAAGAGAAAAAACAACAGAACATTAAACTCAAGTATATCGCTGAGGCTGACGTTATGGACTTCTTGGCAGAATCGCTTGAGGAAGATGGGTATACATCTCAACAAGCTTCTCCTTTCATTGACTCTTTGCGCATGCGCATTGACGCAGTGAAGTCTGCTGATCAAGAATTTAAAGAGTACGCGAAAGAAGAAAAACATCGTCGACGTCGTGCAGTAAATGTAGACTCAGACCTATCAGAATGGATGGAAGATTAACTTGACAAACCCTCTTATTTGTAGTAGAATATTCTCCATATAAGTTGAGTTGAGTTTTTATGAAAATTGCAATCTTGAACGATACCCATTGTGGTTGTCGGAATTCTTCTGATATTTTTATGCAGTATCAAGAACGCTTCTACGGTGAGGTGTTCTTTCCATACCTGTTAGAGAACAATATCACACAGATCCTACACCTTGGTGACTATTACGACAACCGTAAAACGGTAAACCTCAAGGCGCTCAGTCACAACCGTCAAATATTCCTAGACAAATTACGCGAGTATAATATCCATATGGATATCATCCCAGGAAATCATGACGTCTACTATAAGAACACCAATGGATTGAACTCCCTCAAGGAATTGATGGGTCACTATATGAACGAGGTCGATATTTTGATGGACCCGATCGTTCGTGAGTATGATGGTGTTAAGTTTGGGCTCGTGCCGTGGATCTGCCCAGAGAATGAGTCAGAGGTGATGACTTTCTTGGGCAACTGTGGTGCTGACGTCATCGGTGGACACTTCGAGCTTGCAGGGTTTGAGATGGACAAGGGTCTGGTCTGTAAAGAAGGAATGGACCCCAAACCACTACAGAAGTTTGAGACCGTTCTATCTGGACACTTCCATACCAAATCAAGTAAAGGTAACATACACTACCTTGGTGCGCAAATGGAGTTCTTCTGGAACGATGCACACGACCCTAAGTACTTCCACATCTATGATACAGAGACGCGTGATCTCACGGCCGTGCAGAATGATGTGACGATGTTCCACAAGATCTATTATGATGAGGACACTGTCAAGTATTTCGAAGACTTATCTTATCTCGATGATAAATTCGTCAAATTGATTGTAAACAACCGTTCGGACATTCAAAAATTTGAACGATATGTTGAACGTATTCAACAACAAAAAGTCCATGAACTGAAAATCGCTGAAGACTTCCGTGAGTTTCGTGGTGAAAATGTATCAGATGAAGATCTAAGGGTTGACGACACGGAAACTTTAATTTATAATTATATCCAAGAAGTCGAAACAGATTTAGATAAAGACCGCATCAAAGGTGTTGTGTCTGAGTTGATGGTAGAAGCACAAGCTGTAGAGATTGCATGATTAAATTTGAAACTTTACGTTGGAAGAATTTTCTTTCGACGGGAAACTATTTTAACGAAATTAATTTTCTTGACTGCCCAACCAACCTTATTGTGGGTGAAAATGGTGCAGGTAAGTCCACAATGCTCGACGCACTTTCGTTTGCATTATTTGGTAAGGCTCACCGAAAGATTAATAAATCGCAGTTGATCAATACGATCAATAACAAAGATTGTGTTACTGAGGTTTCGTTCACCGTTAATAGTGTTCGGTACCGTGTGCTTCGAGGTATTAAACCGGCTAAGTTTGAGATCTGGAAAGATGGTACTATGATCAACCAGAGTTCACACTCTAGAGAATACCAAGAGATTCTTGAGAAGAACGTCTTACAGATGTCTCACAAGAGTTTTCACCAAATTGTTGTTCTCGGCTCGTCCTCTTTTATCCCGTTCATGCAACTCAACTCAACCTCTCGACGTGACGTGATAGAAGACCTTCTTGATATTAACATATTTTCCAAAATGAATGTGATACTCAAGGAGAAAACCTCTCTCCTCAAGGGCGAGATCGAGAACAACAACCATTCCATAGAAGTTGTTAAGACCAAGATCAATGCACAGAAGAAGTATATTCGTGACCTGACTGCTATCAATACGCAACAACGTAAAGAAAAAGAAGCAGAGATTCAAGGTCTCAATGACGACATCGCCATACTCAACGAAGCGACGGCAGAACTATCTGAGACCGTCAATAATTTGTTGCCTTCTGTTCAAGAAGAATTAAGTAAAGTCCGAACCAATAAGCAGAAACTAGAGAAGTATCGTACACAGTTCGATACTCAGGTAAGGGGTGTTGTTAAAGAGGCAAAGTTCTTCGATGAGAACGAACACTGCCCGACCTGCGATCAAGATATTGGCGAAGAACTGAGGCAAGATAAAAAGTCTGCTGCGACCGATCGAGCAAAAGAACTCAAGGGTCTTATGACAGAAGCTGACAAACAGTTAGTAGAGTATCAAGATGCGATCGAGAAGTTAGAGAAAGAGATGTCTGACCTCGCACAAAAGCAAAACGTTATGAATAACAATATGCAGCTGGTCGCTCGACTCACTCAGAATGTCCAGAAGATTCAACAAGACTTACAGAGCATGGCAGACAGCGATGGTGATATGGGGCAAGCGAACTCAGACCTTACTGAACTAGACTCTGAGTTGCATGAACTGACCGATACCAAGTTTTTGTTGAATGAAAAGTCTTCATATAATCGTGTGGCATCTGAACTGTTGCGGGATACTGGCATCAAGACTAAGATCATTCGTCAGTACGTTCCTGTGATTAATGAACTCAC